GAATTGATGCAGTGCAGGCTCTTTATGCAAAGAGGGATGCATTTCAAGAGTGGTATTGCATTCTTTGCAACCGTGACACTTTTCAACCCCCATACTGCTCCAAGCCGTATGTTTTCCGCATTTACATCTGTAGTACTGCATAGATTTTTATTTGCGCTTTTTAAACTTCTTTTGGGTCTTGCTCATTTTTGCAATCTTGTCAAGGACACTATCACCAGGACCGCAAAAGGGCTGCGGGAACTTGTCAGACAGTTTGCTTTTTTCTTTGTGCTTTCTTACGTTGGATATCATCCTTAAGATTTTTTAATCACCACATTTGATTTCCACATATGCCGGCAGTGTGGCTCGATGGTGCCGTTATTATTCCAGAATCCGCCCCTCCTGTTCCATACGCTATACCCCAACCTTTCAGAAATGGCTTCAATTTGCTGGCGGGTGTAAAACCGATCCAACTCAACCAACTTTCTGCAGAATGGCCGTGTAGTTGGGATCACTGCGGCGCCTACGCCGGGCATCACCTCATAAGAGTACATGACCTGTATCTTCGGCAGCTTACGGGTGATCTTTTTAATATCACCAATCTTTTTGCGGATTTCGTCCAATATTCCCGGTTCAGGAACTTCGTTACCTGTCGCATCTTCTGCGAACTGCAGGAAGAAACTCATTTCAAATTCAACGGCATCCTTATCACTCTCAAACTTTACTTCCTTGCTCTGAATCACTTCAAACTGTTCCCGGCTCTCTCCTGTCTCGCTGAACATATCTGCAACATCTTCCTCTGAAAAGTCGGCGCTGAATCCATCCTCAATACCCAGCAATGAGCTGATATCCTCATCGTTCAGGCCCAATGAAGTTTTAAGCAGTGTGGTTGCGGCTTGCCTGGTTAGCTGTCCTTTGGAGTACTGGCGAATAATGCGCATTAGCTGCTGGTGCTGCTTAGCTGTCAGGTTCTTGATATTATCATTCACCATCTGCTGTTCACCCGCTGCGCCTCCTGGCATATGAACTTCGGTTGCAGCCTTAGCGCCTACAGGTCCATCCGTATATTTGGTGGTATCGATGCCCATTTTCTCCAACAGCCAGGAACGAGGAGCGGCTTGTAAAAGGGTTTGATCGGTGAACTCAATTCCAACAGGGTCGGTTTTAATCAGCTTGATATCTGTGGCCAGACCTTTAAAGCTGGCAAACTGGTTGATGATCCGTTCAAACTGTGCCTGCTTTGCTTTGACGTAGGTATTATTGAAAATCTCGTAAGCAATACGAAGCTCATTGTGGCCTCCTAACTGACCTTCTTCTTTAATGCCGAAAAGGATCGGCGAAGTAATTCTATGGCCAGCATATATATTAGAAGATATAAGATCATCAACCGCTTTGAAATCTTCCTTAGTCAGATCGCTAGAACCTAGATCGTCAATGGTTGGCTTTTTGTTTGGGTCGTTGTTAAAGCCAATAATGATCTTCCTTCCTTCGGATCCGGTGAACTTCTCGTTGAACCTACGCTCAATAACTTTCTTCTTATCCTCTGCTGGTTCACCGTTGTAAAAGTTAATGAACTTAGAGGCGCTGAATCCTGTCTTTGAATTGGTCAGCGTGTGCTTGGAAACTTCAACATCAGCCTCTATGTAGTTGTTGGAAGAGACGTAACCAGGAAGGCAATAAGGGCCTTCATCTGGGCCTTCTTCAGAAAAAAAGAAGATAGATGTTTTTGGCTCATCCGGATCAAAGGCCGGGAAGATTTTTATTTCTTCTTTCCTGTCTGCCCAATTCCGTTTGTAATAAAACTCAGTATTCTCTTCATTGCTCCTAACCTTCCTGAATTTCAAATGATAAATATCCTGGATGGCACCAGCAGTATTAAAAATGACCTGCCAGTAAAAGCCGCCAAATATTTCAATGTCCAGTAGGGATTTCCCTGTTATATCGTTCCATGTCTCACCTGCACTGTTGATCTTTTTTAACCAATCCTGAACGGTGGCATCATCGGACTTTAATCCACCTCCAAAAATGTAATCTTTCTTACCCCCTACAATGGCGCCATGTTTGGGAGATTTGCCGTATAAATACAGAAGATATTCCGGGTACTTATCATCCTCACCAAACAAGATGTAAGGCTTATTATTTACCTTTTTGAACTCAGGTAACTTACTGTCTGAGAAGTTCAATTCTACTGTTATGACCTGCGCATTATCCGCCATAAGCCTTATAGTTGGTTGAAGGTTCGTACTGTTGATAACTGAAATTGCCGCTCTTATCTAGTCGCATGCGGCCGTTTTCCACTTCGTTGAGTCCTGCCTCATCTGTGTTCACTGCGCTTGCCTGCTCATAAACCTTGTAGCTCCATTGGCCTACAGATGCATTTGCAAACAGTGAGGCCGTATTGATCGCAAAAGCATTGAACCGAGCAGGGTACAGGCTTTGGTCAGGACCGGCCACAAACCGCACGATTTCCTTTGTGGTGAAATGCTCAAATACAAACAGGTAATGAGGATTGGTAAGGGTAGCCTTTTCGGTAAGCGTTACCACAATCTGATCATCTGTTTTACCCTGCGTAAGTAGGAGCATACTGATAGTGTGGCAGATGGCTATTTTGTACCGACTGCACAATAAAAAAGCTCCTGTAGAAACAGGAGCTTTTGCAAACAGCTGGAAATTCCGGGATAGAGAAATATTATGGACCAGGAGTGGTTAAAGTAGCAATAAGGGAAGCCTGCACGTTTTCAGCCAGTTCAGGTTCAAAACCTCCAAACTGAAGTTCATACCCGTTGCGGTCGGCCATGGCCTTACCGGATTTGGCAGCACCACTATCCAGCAGCACACCATTTTGACGGCCATAGATCCAGGCTTGACCATTGCGGTCAACTTCAATAATGATCAGACGGTTTTTAGCTAACAGCATGATCTCATTGCGTACCGTGGCCTGGCGTTTATTCAAAACAATCTTAACAGTCTGCTTGGAATAAACAGAGCCATTCTCCTCAGATGTGGTAAGTGCCTCATCACACTCAGAGGTTTGCTTTACCTGCGCATACTTATAGAACTGCTTTCCGGATAGCTTGGTAATGGCTGTCACCACACCAGCTGCAAGGGTAATGGCAGAAACGTTGTCGAATTCTATTATATAGAACTCTTTAGAACCGCCAATGCTATCGCGGCAGTCCAAAACATATCCTTGCGTTAAAGCACAACTCATTTTGAATTCATTAAAGGGGTGAAAGAAAGGCGGCTGTTACACCGCCTGATTACTTTTATATTATGCCAGGGTGAACTGCACAATCTCAGCAGGGAAGGCCACTTGCACACCTGTTTTCCATTCTGCCACAAAGCGCACTTCATCTGCCTCTTTTGCAAAGAAGATTTCCCATTTGTCCTCTTCGCCAAGGATATCACAACCCAAGTACATATTGCTCATACGCAATGCGTACAGGCGGTTGGTGCTGTCCAGACCGTGAACGGCGGTCAGCGTATACTGAGTACCAGGAATCTTCATTTCGCCTGACTTCTGCGCACTGTTGTCAGCACTGTAGGCATACAGGTTGGCGTCAATCAAAGCCTGGATCCACAGCTCATATACGTCCCATGCGCAGAAGACGCGGATATCATCATTACCTTTTACATCAGCAGGGATAGACTGCCAGATGTTGGTAACGATATCCCTTACATTCGTCTTTGTAATACCGGTTGTGGCCAGTACAGGAGAAGCAAAGGATTTAGAAGCGGCCGGCACAATGGTATAAGCCGCAGTTGTTACAGCGGCAGCACCGTTGGCAGTAAGGGTTAATCCGGTAGCAGACTGGATTGACAGTACAGTACCGATCAACACAGAACCGGAATAGATCTTATCACCAACACCAACCTCAGTATTGAAGGCGGAACCCTGACCAGTAATGGTAGCAGCGCCAGTAGTTGATGTTAAAGTACCAGTACCTTTTTTGGCGTTGGAAGCAACAGCCAGTCCAGCAGCATCAATGATCTTGATAAAGCCATCAAACTTGTTCAGGTTGGCGTTACCACTGCCAGTATCACCTTGCCACAAAGCGATTTCCAAAGCCTTTGCGATCTTGGAAGCCTTGCGGTTAGAATACACGTCTTCAAAAGGCGGCACATCAGGACGAGAACCGGCCTTCATTTTCAATTGCAGGTAAGTAGACTGCAAAGTTTTAGGACACAAGCTTTCGTTCACCTTGATCTTACCAATCGTAAGAGTCCGGCGTGTGAAAT